CGTTAACTGTCAATGCTCCCGTATTGGTAACATTTGCTTTATATAGCAAACATAACATAGGCGTGTAGCCAACTAGAGCTGTGCTAGGCGTTAAAACATGACCTGTTGCTGTACCTGTATCGGTTGCAGTGACTAAGATAGCACCAGTGAACCCGTTGAGCGTTTCTTTTAGTATTGTCTTAACTAATCTTAAATGATCGTCACCCTGACTTTTTGGGTCTGATGATGTTGGGTTTGTAATAACCAAATCATTAATATAATTTCCGCTTTCTAGTGCCATTATTTACCCCTGTTTTGTAGCCATAGCTGCATCTTGATTCCAGTTTGCTATATTAGCCCGTTCTTTATCTGCATTATACAATGTTTCCATTGCGCCAACCATTTCTGCATCTCTAATAAACGTTGCTGCATATATCAAACAGCAATGTAAATACATGTCAGGATAAGCAGCTAATAAATCATTAGTTGGATTGCTATCACTTAATGAAGGAACTGTGCAGTTATATTCTAAAACAATATCATAGTCGCCATTAGGAATAGGTCCTAACTTTAGCTTAGTGTTTAATATACTATAACTTTGTGGAATATTACTTGTGTAACTACCCCATCGATTTCTCAATAATTGCGCTGGCATCTTATCAAGAACATACATAACACTGCCCATAGTGATGGTAGCATCAATCATGCTTCTAAAATCAGAAGGTAATGCAACTGTGTCACTGCCAGAAACAGTTGTTATTGTTGTTGTTTTTTGAAGTTGGTCAACATCTAATTCTAAAGACATTCTGCTTTCAGCCAGCGTTATAAAGTCTGGTATAACAGCAGATAAATCGTTGCGATGAATCCAGTTAGCTATTGAGCTTTTAAGTTCTGTAAAATTAGATAATGCCATTACACTTTACCTTTCCAGATTCTAAAACCTTCTAAACTTTTATCGTTTAAAAGAGTTTTTATATGTTCTTTATTACGCATAAACTCGGTGAACGTTATCCCAGTCCTATTGATATAAGACTCAATAATCACCATAGGAATAGTTGCAGCGTGTTTCATCTCATGACTGCCAGTATTTCCTTGCTCAACACTTTCTTTTACATTATCAAGAATCTGAGTAGTATCTTGAAAAGATTGAACAATTACTTTGTCATCTTGATTAACAAAACGAGTTTGCATTTCCATTAAACATTATCCAACGGGATCACGTTTACTTTACCTGCTGCTGTATCTTGTATTGCTGCAACATGCGTATTACCACTAACAACAATATATAGCTCTTCATTTGGTTGTAGAAGTATATCATTACCAGTTGCTGTAACTGATGAATCGCCTATCTTTACAAACGCATAAGCAGTTGATGCAATTCTTAAATAACTAGGTTTTTGAGCTGCTGCGTTAGTTGGTATTGTAATTCTTGTAGAAGATGCGCCAGTTGTAATTGTACTGCCAACTGCGCCAATCTGTAGTGCATCACTAAATGACATAATATTTTTCCTTTAAAAGGCGAGTGGGATTTTACACCCACTCTATTTTAATCTTACAACAAGTCTTTTACTGCACCAGAAGCTTTCTCTTGACGAGATTCTAATGTGTATTCAACTGTGATAAGTTTTTTATCAGCATCACCAGTTTTAGCTAGATCAACTGTTTCAAAAGGACGTAAAGTTGCCAATGCCCATTTATCAGTTTCCAAAATAAATGCAGTTCTTGCACGTTGGAATCTGTTTGGCATGATTTGTAAAGTACCAAAGTCACTTACATAAACATCAACAGCAGCTGTTACTGATTTGTCTTCTGACTTGTCGAAACGAGTAGAGCCACCAGTAAAGGTTGAGAATGTTTGTTTTTGACTTGGACCGACCATAATCATGTCGGGTTCGCCACCTTGCGCATAGATGCTTTGTAATACTGATTTTACTTGAGATTCCAAGAAAGCACGTTGAGTACCGTCAGTTGGAGGCGCCCAAGAACCCATAGTATAAACAGGAGCAACACCAGAAGCGCCTAAGTCAACGTTAGTTGCAATCCAACCTTCAAGACCACGCAAATAACGAGCAGCAGATGTAGAACCTGCGCAAGTTGCAGTATTTGCAGCGTTAGAAACAGCTCCAGCAGTACCGTTAGCAGCCGAACACAATGCAGCTTCCATATCTCTTTTAAGCTCAGAAGCTTTCATAGAGATTTGATAACCTAGTTCATTGTTACGACCAGCAGCCTTAACTGATTGGTTAGTACCTGAAATAACAACGTTTTTAGTTGAGATTTGAGTGTAGTTACCTAAACGAGTTGTTGGTGTTACAGTGCCGAAAGTTGAAACGTCATCACCCTCGATTTGAGCATTAGAAGTTACCGCTGCTAAATCTTGAGTTTGCCATTCATGAAAAGTGTTAGTTGCTTTTACTTTAGGAATTGCCGACATAAATGGAGTTTTAGTCGGAGTGATTTGATAAATCATATTTGTCAAATCTTCACGAATACCTTTAGCTTGAAAAGTCTGATATGTACCAGATACAATTGCCATCTTAATTACCTACTATAATTTAATTACCAAACATGACAGCAAACGCTGCTGCCGCATCATTAAGTGATCCAGATTTTGCCAACCTAGATTTGGCTTCATCAAGTCCAGATTTTTGTATATTACTGTTACCTGATCGCTCAATTCTCGGTGGTAAATTCTCAACCTTTTTATTAGAACTTCTAGCTTGATTAACAAGTTTGTCATATCTCATAGCATTTAACGCCAATTTGATATTAGCTGCTCTTGATTCATTCAAGTTTAACAGGTCTTGCTTAGAGTATCCCTGATTCGTAAGATAGCTTATCAGCTCTTGCTCTTCAGATGTTCTCTTAGACTTATCCTGCCATTCTGGAATAATATCAAGTAAGCGCTTGCCTTCTTGCTCTAAGTGCTGGCTTAAATATTCTCGCTCTTGAACTTGTTGTTGTTGCATAAGGTATTGCTGAGTTGCGTTTGCCTTATTAACTTCAACCTGTCTAGCTTCGAATAATTCCTTTTGCCTCAAGTATTCGTGTGGGTTGTTCTCTAACAAATCTTTCCAGTTGGGTTGGCTTTGTTGCGCCCATTGCTGTGCTACATTTTGAAAGTGTTGTACCGCATTACTTAATACTTGTTGCTGTTGTAGATAAGCTTCTCTTTGAGATTCTGCTTCTTTTCTTATCGCTGCTGCTTCCTCAAAACGTTGAGTTGAAGCTTTATTGATTTGATAATTAGCAATCAATTCATCTCTATCGACTTGCTTTTCTACACCATCTACCTTAACAGTAAAAATATCATTAGCAGGCTTTTGAGTATCTTGCTCTTGTCCTTCATCGGAGGAGCCTTCATCATCAGACTGATAACCTTGTTCTTCTTGCGTTAAGTATGCACTGAGCAACTCTGCATCTGAGTCACTGGTTGATTGTCCAGTATCCGATTGCTCAATTGGTTCAGCGCCATAATTGGTAGCTTCATTTTCCATTGTTTTTCTCTTTTAAATTAAATTACAAAAGCGGTTAGCATTTTTTGCCACCGCCTCCTTTACCTTTTCCTTTACCTTTCATAGTATCTTACTCGTAAGGAATGAATGTATCACCAGCAGTTTCTATTCCTGCTAATGGACCTTTTATAACTTTTGGGTGACTATATCTTACATGATAATGCTCAATATCAACCAATGTTGGTGTAATTATATGCTTAATTCTAAGATTTTCATCTTTTAATTCTAAACTTAACACCCACTCTATGAACGCATTGAAGTCAAAGTTAGGTTTGCGAGTTCTCCGCTTACTATCAGATTCTTCAATAATTGTTGATGGTGTTGCATCGCCTTCAATTGTCGCCATATTTCTTCTCGCTCTTGTCTTGTTAGTCCTTCACCATTTAGCCACTTGTCGAAATACATATCTTCAAGCTTTCTAAATGCTTCATTAAATAATGGGTGGCTGATTAACCATTCCGCCTGTTGCTGTCTGGTAATTGCTTGGTTGGCTTGCTGTTCCAAATCCATTCATCATGTCCCGTTCTATCATATTATTGTTTAACTCTTCTTGCTTCATGCCAATCTTTGCAGCTATTTCTTCACGCTTCAGCATGATATCAGCTTCAAGCTTCATTTTATCATGAGCAATCTTAGCCATTAGTTCTTTATCTCTTAACTGCAATGTTGCAACAGCTTCTCTTTCCTTTAGTTGCATTGTACGCTCATTAATCTGAATCGCAGCTTGTATTTGCATAGTTGTTGGATCAGGAGGAGGCTGTTGTTCTGGCTGTTGCTGTTGTTCAGCAGGATTTTTAAAGAACTGCTCAGGATTAGCAAATCCTAATACCTCTGCCATCTTTATAGCGCCATTATAAAACTCTTGTGGTCCAGTCAATCCATATTCAGCCGTACCTTTCATTAACATACCAAGCGTGTTTAGCTTTTGTTCAATCTGATCTTTATTACCAGTTCCTAATCCGACTGACACATTAAGATGAAATTGGTTTTTCCACTCTCTAGGATCAATATCAACCCATTTGCCATTAGTTGCCTTTATGCGCTCAACATTGTCTTGATATTTACTAACAAGTTCCAGCACTTTTAAGAATAAGTTTCTGACACCAGTTTCAGCAAAGTTTCTGGCAATCAATTCTAATCGACTATCTGCTCGATTAGTTATGATGTTCATTCCTGTTGCAGTTTGGTTCAATGCGTCAGGATTTGTTCCTTGACTATATCTAGTAAATCCAGTCCTATTCTCTTTTGCTTGCTCTACAATCTCAAGTAAACTTGTAGCTCCAGACATATCCCCATTGCCAGATTGTAATGCGCCAACAGCATTAGGAGTCTTGACCCTTACAATACCACCAGGTCTTGATGTTAATAGATCATCCATGTTTACTTGACCCTCAAGCGCCCATGAACGACCATTGACTGATAAGTATAAATTATCAATCATTGCACGCATTAAGGAAGTCTTTGTGCGTTGTGATTCCATTGCAAGGTCAGCAACACTCAATCCAAAAAACTGATGTGGCATTGGAATTGGTGTAATAGTTACAAAAGGATTTCCATCACATTCAATATTATCTAATAAACTATTTCCACAGCGTGTAATCTTGCGCCATTCTGGTATGCCATCTCCATTGACATCAACCTTCATGTAGCATTCTGTCACCCAGACAACTCTGCTTGTTTTGTCGCTTGTTTGTGAGCTATTTCCACCATCAGTGTAAGGCATATCATCGTAGAAAGTACGACGTTCAACACGCTCTTGCTGAAATGCTCCATCTAATTCATCACTAGACAACTCATCAACGTTTTTATATCCAGCTTCACGCAATTGACCAATTGTACGTTCAAATCTATGTGCAACAAAGTCAGCATCTTGTATATTCTTTGCACGTCTGCTAATCAAAAACTCTTCTGGTGGAACGTTCTCGATGCGTGTAAATCCTTTTGTCTTCTTACGTTTAACAGCAACGTTATATAACATTGCTCCAGTTTCATTATCAATAAACGTTGAGTTTTCAATTGGCTCAACTGTTGTATCGCTAAGAAGCATTGTTAATTCAATCTCATCAAGACCGTTATAATCTTCTCTTGCTTCATCTTCAATTGTGTCCCACCAAAGCTTTAATACACCTACCTTGCTAAGCAAAGCATCTTTAAACCATGTATGAAATACTGTAAATCCGTTGTTCTGAACTCTTAAGACATAATCGTTTATGTAAGTTGTAGCGCATCTTGCTTGTTCTTCATACTGCTCTGCTTTTGCTTCAAACTCAACAACCTTATCAGTTCCAACAAACATCTTTAACAATGATGGCAACATCCATTCAACGGTATCTAATACATCTGTCGAAACAACGCTTGACCTACCGTCAATTGCAGGTGGAGCAAGATCACGAATAGGCTTAGCCATATAATAATCAAGCGCCCTCATTCTCTGGTCACTAAGTTCGCCAGAGCCATAACCAAGCGACTGCTTAATCTCTTGATCTGTTAGCGCCTTAAGTTCATCATCTGTCATCATTGCCATTTTAATTAGCCTTTTATATGTGTATGCTTAATTATAACCTAAACTTGGATATTTTAACTTTCCGCCCCATGTTTCATTATTCATTTGCTGTTCAGCC